ATTCATTACTTGATGGTATGTCAACACCCCAAGAAATGGCAAAGACAAGTAGCCGTAATGGGCAATACGCTTCTGCCATAACAGATCATGGGACAATGGGCGGGGTCTTGAAGTTTCAAGATGCCTGTATTAAAGAAAATGTTAAGCCAATTTTCGGCATTGAGGCATACTTTGTACCAGAAATCAAAGGTGATGGTGACGGTAAGCATGAGCGATTCCATCTAATTCTTCTTGCAAAGAACAATGAAGGACTCAATAAATTATTTAAAGCATCAAGAACTGGATGGGTTGATAACTTCTATTACAAACCACGAATGGATTTTGAACTGCTAGAGGATTTAGTTGATGATGATATTATTGCACTGTCAGGATGCCGGGGTAGTTCTATTGCAAAGGCTATTGAATCAGGTAACTATTCAAGAGCTGAACAACTATCCGAACGATTTGTAAAGATATTCAAAGACGATTTCTATTTTGAGATTCAAGCATGGAACCCAAAGGCTATAAATGATGGGCTTATTGACCTATCAAAAGCATTTAATAAAAAAGTTGTTGCAACTGCCGACTGTCACTTCCCTACACACGATGAAAAGGGTTGTGAAGAAGTATTGTTGATGGTTTCCCAGTATCCAAGTTTAAGTGCAGGAGAAGAGCGCTACGCAAAAGAAAATATGCCGGTTCTTAATGACCCCGACTCTTCTATCGTAGACAAGATTAATAAAATGTATCCGCAGAGAAGCCTCCGGTTTGACGATATCAATCCTTACATGGCAGATGCCGATACCGTTTATAATTGGTTTCAAGATGCTGGGTACTCTGATATCTCATATCTTGAAAATACTATTGAAGTTGCAGAGAAATGCACTGCAAAGATTGAGAAGAGAAAGAATCTTCTTCCTAAGTATTCTAAGTTATTTAATTCCGATGACTACATCCGTGAATTGACAGAGTTTGAATTAAAGAATCGTGGCCTTGGAGATGAATATAAAGTTCGTCTTGAAGAAGAGTTGGGGATTATTAAGCAATTAGGTTTTTCTGATTACTTCTTAATCGTTTGGGACTTGGTGAAATGGGCAGATGCAAATAGCATTGGTCGTGGTACTGGTCGTGGTTCAGTTGGCGGAAGTCTTATGGCTTATCTTCTTGATATTTCAAAAGTAGACCCGATTAAGTACAACCTTCTATTTGCACGATTCATCAACCCTGAGCGTAATGACTACCCCGACATTGACTTGGACTTTGAAGATAAGCGTAGACATGAGGTTAGAAATTATCTTCGTGACAGATGGGGACACGATAAAGTAGCAGCAATAACAACTTATGGAACATACAAGCCAAAATCGGCTGTTAAAGATGTGTCTAGAGTCTTTCAGGTTCCATTCCAAGAGATTAACGCAATCACTCCTTACTTTGAGACAATTGAAGAACTAGAAACTTCTGACAAAGGAAAGATATTCTGTAAAAAATATCCCGATGTTGCACTGCTCTCTAAGAAGTTGGAAGGTCGTATTCGTAACGCAGGAATTCATGCTGCCGGTATGGTTGTTTCTTCAATTCCACTAACGGAAATCTGTCCAGTTGAATCAAGAAAAGATGTTAACGCAGGTGTCCGATCAGTTGTAACTGCATTTGATATGGAAGACGCAGAAGCAGTTGGGCTAATTAAGATTGACGTATTGGGTCTTAAAACTGTTTCGGTTATTAAAGACTGCCTTGCACAAATTAAAGAACGCACTGGCATTGATGTGACAGAACAATCTCTTGAATTAAACGACCCTGCTGTTTATAAAGCTATCACAGAAGGAAACACTGTTGGTGTGTTCCAAGCAGATGCTGCCGCTTACCGAAACCTTATTGAGAGAATGGGCGTAGATAACTTTAATGACTTAGTAGTAAGTAATGCATTGGTAAGACCGGGAGCATTACTATCACAAGGTAAGACTTATATTGACTGCAAGAAAGGTGAGAAGAAGCCTCGCTACCCTCACCCATTGGTTGAAGATATCCTCCGTGAGACTTATGGAACAGTTATCTTTCAGGAACAACTTATGCAAATGGCTGTGCTCCTCGCAGACTTTACTTGGGCAGAGGCTGACAAACTTAGAAAGATCATTGGTAAGAAGCGTGACGCTGCTGGGTTTGATGAGTACCGAGAGAAGTTTGTAAATAACCAATATATTACTAAGGAAAAGGCTGAAAAGATTTGGCTGGACTTTGAGTTAGCAGCATTGTATATGTTCAATAAATCTCATGCTGTTGCCTATTCAATGTTGTCTTACCAGACTATGTGGCTCAAGGTCAACTATCCTCTTGAGTTCACTTGGGCATTGCTATGCAATGAGGATGCAACGGATAAGATCACTGCTTACTTAATGGAAGCACAGCGATTGGGAGTAAACATCTTCCCTCCGGATATCAATGAATCGGATGAATACTTTACTGTTGGCTATGTTGATGGTCAAGTTGGAATTAGGTTTGGGTTGAGCAATGTACAAGCTTGTGGAAGAACTGCTATTGACGAGATTAAAGCAAGACGACCATTTAGTTCCTATGATGAGTTCACAAACAAATGCTCTAAGAGAGCAGTAAGAGTTAATGTTAAAGATAACTTAGACAAGGTAGGTGCATTCAAATCAATCGGGTTTACATCACAGTACGAACACGAGCGTTACTATCTTCCAATTTTGGGCTTCCCGATTACTATTGATTCAGAAAAGAACGAGATGGATGAGTTCGTAGAGAACATCGCAGACTTCCATGAGATTAACTCTCCATTGACGATGGTAAAGGCTGTAGTGCGTTCTACTAAGAAGACACCCCAGTACCTCAGAATTGAATTTGAAGATGCGTCAGGCTCCGCTACGGTCTTTGCAGAGCGGGACACGGAAGTGGCCGTGAGAGACTATGTGTACGCACTGATTGGTGACCGAACGCTACATTCTTTTTGTGATGCATACCATTACATAGATACGCCAATGCATGAGTTTGTAAAACTTCGTGCTAAGGCAAAAGAGCATGAATATGCGTGGCTGTATCCATCGGGACTCGGGGGCGCTGACGATGAAAAGACATTGTTGTATATCTTCCATACTAGATTTTTTAAGACACAAACTGACAAAGATATGGCTAACTTGTATTGCTGGGATGGACAACAAATATTCAAGATTGTTGTATTCCCTGGAGTGTTTGGAAAAGTTAAGAATATTCTGAGTAAAGGCACTTGGTATGCTGCAAAACTTGCTAAAATTGAAGACAAGAAAACTTTGACACGGCTTGACTCATACAAGATTGAAAATGAACGAGCCATGATTCCAATCGCAAAGTATATAGATATGAAAGGATTAGTACATGCTGGTTTGGTCGGATAACCAAATACCAAAATTTAGTGAAGGTTACGGCTACACGCCCGACCGCCTATGGGACTTCATTGGGTCAAGCGGATTGCCGATCCGTAGAAGCAAGCCTACGGACTGGACCGAGATTGGAAAGATTCAAATGCCACCTGATATGGCGATGTTGGAAGGGCTTGGCATCGGGTACATGGAAAAGGATGATTGCACACAAGAGATTGTTATCAATCATTCCGTGCCGGATGGTTTTGTAAAGTCACAACGTTATTCCGTTGGATTTACATTCTGGGAGACAAATAGACTTCCTAATTATTGGGTTGATCTATGCAATGACATGGATGAGATTTGGACATGTAGTACTGCTATGCAAAAGGTATTCATTGAGTCGGGAGTCCACCGGCCAGTTCATGAGTTTAAGCTCGGAGTTGACCCAAATATTTATTCTCCAAAGTTAAGAACACCGCATTCAACATTCACATTCCTGTCTATGGGTTCACCTTCCAGTCGTAAGAATTCTCAAATGGCTATTGATGCTTTTTTAAACTTATACGAGGGCAACGATAACTACCGTTTAATTTATAAATCCAATGGAGATCCTGATGGGAGAATCTTTAGAGGTGGAGAGATGCACTCTCTTCGCCATCCCCAGATTGAAATTATAGATGATGAAGTTTCACACGAAAGACTGGGAGAGATTTATGACATGGCTGATTGCCTCATTTATCCGACTAGCGGAGAAGGATGGGGCAATATACCATTCCAAGCAATCGCTAAAGGTATCCCCACCATTTGTACAAATGTGTTAGCTTGCACTGAGTTTGCAGATATGTCAGTACCTCTTGATTTTAACTGGAGTACATGGAGAATGTCTGGAAGATACGAGAACTGTGGACTATGGGCAGAGCCAATCTTTGACGATTTGTGTGACAAAATGATTCATGTTGCTAACAACTATGAACAGATTGCACAACATACATATAATAGTGCGTTATATATAAATGAAAATATGACTTGGGAGAAAGTATCTCAACCGTATATTAAAAGAGCATGGGAAATACTAGAGGAAGTAAAATGAAGATACATTATTTAAGCTGTCATTCAATATTAGAATATGATGAAGTACAGCTACTAACAGATTTGGGTCATGAGGTATTCTCTAATGGAGCATACATTGATCCGGCGGGTCATATAAGTCATCCAAGACCAGCAATTAAGAATGCAGTTATGTATCATGAGTATGTTCCTTTTGCAACCAATTTTCCAAAAACAAATTTACCAAGTGAACTTATTGACCCATTTGATGTAATTATAGTAATGCACTCTCCTAATGTTATTATTGAAAACTGGAGTCGGATTAAGCATAAGAATGTAATTTGGAGAACAATAGGTCAATCTACCGAAGCAGTAGAAGCATCTTTGAAACCAATGCGTGATGAGGGGCTAAAGATTATTAGATACTCTCCAAACGAAAGAAGGATTTCTAATTACATTGGAGAAGATACGCTCATTCGTTTTTATAAAGACGAAGATGAGTTATCGGGTTGGACTGGTGATGGTCGTAATGTCGTTAATTTTGCCCAGTCCTTAAAAGGTAGAAGAGATCATTGCCATTACAATGAAGTTATGGCTGTTATTGAGAAATTTGATGGGACAATCTATGGTCCTGGCAATGATGACTTAGGAAAATATAACGGCGGTGCTATACCGTATGAAGCTCAGATAAAGAGAATGCAAGAGGCAAGAGTCATGCCATATGGCGGAACTGCTCCTGCATCATATACGCTGTCCTTTATTGAAGCATTAAT